TTTCAGTTTTATCCTTGGTGACTACGCCAATCAGACCAGCCACCGCCATGCCAGCGGCGATGATCTGCTCGGCAATAGCCGCTTCAATAGTGGCTCCGCATGCGGTTGCAAGGGCAATGACGCCCAGCCATGTGGAGCGTTCCGTCAGTCGATTGAGAATGTACTTGAACATGCCAAAGGGGGCATGTCAAAAAAGCCCCGCTCGGTAAGAGTGGGGCTTAAAAATCGAAAAATATTCGTGCTATCTCCAGAGCGGATGTTTGTTCCACCCCTGAGAAAAGCCAGCTTCACCAGCTGCTTTCAATAATTTACCATTCGGCTGAACAACTTGTTCTACTCTTTCTTTCCAATGTGATGTCTGAGCTATTTTATCCAGCCAAAAACCGCACAAAATAAACACAAATGCAGTATCCTTAGAACTAAAACTTGTATGTACTGGCGCCGCTACCGGCCTCCATTCAGAAGTTGCTTTATCGTATTGGTAATACCACCTGCTATCTACAGGGGCATGCGCAAATAATGGCCAATGGCGTTTGGTTTTCTTCATCCATAAATAGTTCCAAATACGCTTATGGTGCGCACAGCGATTCCGTACTTGGTGGAGCAAGATAAAGCTGGAAGTCAGGAAATCTTCTTCTACGCCCAAGTTGGATGCCAACTTGGTTTTCAAATCGGAGCGCAAATTTTCGTAGAGAGTTTTGATATTTCCAAACGTAGTCAGTTCCATTACGATCCAGATAGGTAAATCTGCAACGTTTTTTATTCCGTGAACAACTTTACAATGCTCAATGCGAGGGTCATATGAGCCTGAATCATCATATTTAGCTTGTATGTTTGCCAACCACTTCTGATGCCTTGTCTTACCTGTTCGCTTATCAACAGTAAGCATTGCAGGGAATAAAGAAGTATCTGCATGTGGCAAATTTGTCCCTGTTTCGGTTGCCAGCAGCTGAGTGATTGCATTCCGAAGAGCAATTTCAAATCGCTCAATGGCATCCATCAGGAGGAATCTCAGCTTCCTATCAAAGAGATAAGTATTCCAAACCGGAGCAAAACTGATTTTTTGTTTGAAATAGGATGTACGTCTAGATTTGTCCTGTGGATTCAATCGACGAAAAGGCCAAGTGTATTCTTCTAGCCGATAGTATCCTATCGCTTCTACCCTTTTCTCCAAAAGTAACCGTTCATCTGTATCACGACAAACAATACCATGCTTGATTAACAAGATGGTCAAATCCTTATTTGATAATGGAGCATCGAAAGCAGACATATAAGAAAAAATGTAGCCTCTAGGCACTCCCTTAGGGGCAACTAGAGGCTCTCTAAAAAGGCGGCCCATTCGCGCACTAAGTACGCTTATCCGCAGCGATGGCTTTTTGTACCATGGAAGAAAGATGATGTCAAGCACTATTTATAATCATGATTAAAATATGGCGCAATCTTATACGCAAACTGCCAGTTGCGGCAGGTGCGGTAGTTCTTGCTTCGGTAGTGCGGGTCGTTCGGGTTGGTATCTGCCATGCTGAACTTTACCTCTTCGGCGTTCTCAATCTCAATGTAGATGCCATTCCGCTGAACGGTTAAGAGGCTTCCATCTTTTTCCCGGAAAGCCAGATGGAAGTTGCGGCTCCACACATAGGGGCGGCTGACTCCGCACAGGTAATGATAGGGAGCATCCGGCAACGTGATGTTCGAGACTTCGGTCAGGTTGGCTTTGATACGCGGGTCATATTCTCCCACGAGACAATGAGCACAATGCTCTGCCAGATTCACGCCGTGAACGTGTTTGAGCCACAGATACGAGAAGCGGCCGCTTACCTGTATTGTTCGAATGATAATCATATTTGTTCAGCATCTAGTATAGCACGTTTTTCGAGATTTTTCAAACTCTTTTTACACAAATCCGCGTTCACGCTCAATGCTTTGCATGATTATCTCAACCAGCTTGGCATGCAGATTGTGTCGGTAGCCGCCGGGGTATTCCATATTGAACTCCGTATTAAGCGCATCCAGCACTTTCTGCCGGGGAAGCCGCCGGGGATTCGATGCTATGGCATAAAGCTGGGGCTCACCCTCTGAACCGCGCAGCTCGACATGCTCGAAGTATTCCTGCAGGAGGTTGCGGAGGCTGTCATGGGTATGGAAGTGCTGCATCGTCCACACACCGCTGCGGTAAGTGGCACCGAAGTTTTCTTTATCGAGGAACTGGATATCGCGGCCGTGGCTGTTGTAGGTCTTGAACGTCTTGAGATGCTCGGTAAAACGGAGACTGCGAGTCCCGATGTAGATACGACCATCCTTTTTCAGCAAGGCATTGCAGGTCGTCAGTACAGCATGCTCAAATTGGCTGTTCACTACGGAATTGAGTACACTATCGAGCACCACCACATCTTGCAAGCCGTTGGCGCTCATGTCAAGCTGGAGCTTGTTAATCATCTGCACCACGGCTCGTACATTGAGAGCGCCTTTCTCTTGGAAATGCGGCTCATAGGACAACATCTTATACCCCTGTTTTGCCAGCATATTGGCATAGGCGCAACGACCTGAGCCAAAATCCACGGTGCGCTCATTTTTAAGCAATGAGGGGATGATGTGGTTTTCGTAGAGGGAGGATGTAATGAGGCGTGACTTCTTGCCCTGCAATCGGTGCATCTGGCAATGCAACTGGTTATAGGATTTTACGCCCAGGGCATCGTAAAAGTACACACCGTAGTCAATGGAGAGGTAGCGCATCATTTCCTCTTCCTGCTCATTGGGAATCATGTAGCAGAGACAGGGAACCCGGAGCTGTTTGCAAGCCACAGCATAATCCGAATTGAGCAGGACTCTCCCATCTTCCGCGCACACAATGGAGCCCCAGCCGCCGTACCGCATGATTAGGCCACTCATTCCGTTTACAATGAGCGCATTTGCGTTGCGCTTAAACTGGATGCACTCAGGGGCTATATAGGAGTAGGTTTCTGGTTCCAGTTCGCTGTCTGTAAGGTCCAGCGTGACCTGAGTCTTATTGGTTTCGATGCTGTTGTGAAAAAGGTTGAAGCGGATTTCATCGGTTCGGGTGATTCCCTGCAAGCGGATGGCCGGACAATGCGTCAGACCGATGGCTTTCATGGCTCGGGTGCGCTGGTGGCCAGCGGTCAGGATGCCGTTCTCGCCGTTAATGATAACCGGCTTAATCACACCGAACTTCCGCAGGCTCTCCTGCAGAAGCACGAACTTTTCTTCGGTCAACTGGCGAGGGTTGTAATCAGCCGGAGCAAGCTGGTCGAGCGGATAGGATGTGATGAACTCTGCTTTCATGGTAGATAAGGCGTTGCTTACTCTGCATCAGGCTTGTTGCGGAAATTAGAATCGCCGTATTCCATCAGCTCCAGCGCAAGCCCGTTATAGTTTCCGTGTACAGAACTGTAATCCTTGAGCAGCTTCTCGAAGCGCTCGACCTCATCCGGCTGCATGTAGATTTTCTTGGCTCCGTAGGAAATAAAGGGGAGATTGGTAATGGTGCTATCGTTGTCTGCATCCAGCGGCACGGAATCCGGCACCTCATTCATCTCCTCAATCTGGGAAAGGATGTTGTTGATTTCAGATGTCTGAAAGCCGGTAAGCTCCAAATCAATCTGCCCATCCAGTTCGCGGATGATGGCATTAAGCTCCTCTTCATCCATGTTGGAGAGTTCGGCAATCTTGTTGTCTGCCACCATATCAGCCCATTCGGCGGCTTCGTTCTCGTAGTCCTGATAATCGACAGGAACTTCCTCCAGCCCGAGCATGCGGGCGGCCAGCAAGCGACCGTGACCTTTCACGACAAATCCGGAACGGCGGCTGACAACAATAGGATTGCGCCACCCCTGATGGCGGATGATTTTCGCCAAGGCGATAATCTGGTCTTCCGGGTGGCGGTTCGGGTTGCGGGGATTCTCAATCAAGGAATCCGTAGCAACAACATCGGTGTGTGCGCAGTAAATCTTACTCATGCCCAAGGGGTGATGTCAAAATTTGCACGATTCGACTTCATAGATGCTTCATTTAAGAGCGACAAATCGGGAGTTTAACACGGTTAAATCAGCATAAATCACGGTTAAATCGGGAGTTTAACATGGTCAAATCGGCATAAATCCCGCTTAAATCAGGAGTTTAACACGGTTGAATCGGCATAAATCCTGGTTAAATCAGGAGTTTAACACGGTCAAATCGGCACAAATCCCGGTTAAATCGGGAGTTTAACACGGTCAAATCGGCATAAATCCCGCTTAAATCAGGAGTTTAACACGGTTGAATCGGCATAAATCCCGGTTAAATCAGGAGTTTAACACGGTTGAATCGGCATAAATCCCGGTTAAATCGGGAGTTTAACACGGTTAAATCGGCATAAATCCCGGTTAAATCGGGAGTTTAACACGGTCAAATCGGCATAAATCCCGGTTAAATCAGGAGTTTAACACGGTCAAATCGGCATAAATCCCGGTTAAATCGGAAGTTTAACACGGTCAAATCGGCATAAATCCCGGTTAAATCGGGAGTTCAACATGGTCAAATCGGTATAAATCCCGGTTAAATCCTCCCTTTTATTCACTCAAACTCTCCGAGCCTACTATCTTTAGCATAATCGCCCCACATACCTGCATAGCTTCGCAGTCGAGGTAATGGTTCGGGCGGTCGCCTATTTGCTTCCACGTCCAACGTCCTTTTTCGTAGGTTCGACTCTCAGAGTCGAGCATATCAAGGTAATCCTGCGGACAATTCGAGGGTACTTCCCACAGCGGTTTTTCTGTGTTCTTGCGTAAGCGGAACAGCGCGTCCTTTACGTTTAGGTTGCTCCAAAAGTACATATCTGCCACTCGGCTATAGCCAAGGTTGACTTGGCGCTTAGGCGAGTAGAAGCGTTCCACCTGCTTGCCATCTTTCTGACGATGTGTAAACGTAGTTCGCTTATCACCCATAAGAGCAGTCCAACCTTTCTCTGCACAATGCCCATACACTTCATAGCTCTGATAACCGCAGTCAATGAACACAAGGTTGCTTTGCACACCAAAGCGTTCTGCAAGGGTTGAAATATCATCCCAAGAGTGCAGCTTTTCACAATGCATCAGGCGAGAGCTGCCATCCAGCCCCCAGGCGCGTACCACCGCATAGAAACACTCGCGCTGAACATCCACCGACAAGAATCTCAACGGCACCCCGCCAATATTACCCTCATTCTCCCAGTATTCACCCATGAGATAGTCGCCGGGAGTCGTCTCAATATGAAAATCCTCGTGGAACTCATTCCACGGAAGAGCTAAGCGTTTCTGATAAAACTGCTGCAGTTGGGTGTAATCTCCTTTGCGGGCTGCTACTTTAGCGCGGAGATAGAGTTCTGCAAGTTGCCCCCAGCTCATGGTGGCAATCGCGTTCCAATGGTAGCCAACATATTCCGTGGCCGCGTTCGGATTCTGTGGCACAAAGCGAGCATGCGTATTCAGATCACGCCTCACATCATCTCTGTCCTCAAAGATTGCCCGGCAATGGGCGCAGCGCATGTGGGTGGTTGCGCGTACCTTGCGATAATCGTAGTTGCCATCTGCATCTTTGCAATCCTTACCCCACTCAACGCAGTTCCAAGTATAGGCTTGCTCTGTGCCACAATGCGGACAGGTGAACATCCACTCGCGCTGGTCGGTTGTCTCGAATTTGTTGTGCGTATCGTCCCCGGCAAATCCTCCCTGTGAACAGAAGATGCACTTGCCGAGCCAACCGAATGCGGTAGTTCGGGCTTCGGCTTCTGCCATGTGACCTTGAGGCCATCGCCAAGTTTCGTCACCAATAAGCCAACGGATAGAGCGTCGTTGAAGATTGCTCTTGTTGTAGGCTCCGGCTACCCAGAGCGTCATGCCGTTGGCAAAGTGAATGGTGGTGTTGCGCAGCTTATATTTGTCTGCGGGATAGAGAGATTTCACAGGTTGACAACAATCGAATAACTTGCGGAGTCGTCCCTCTGCTTGGTCGCGAGCATCATCGTCGTTCTGATCCAGCCAAAGTGTGGGGCCAGGCAAATTGGAAATGATGTAGCAGAGCGCCACCTCAATCGCGGTGGACTTGGAACTCTGCACGGCAGCAATGATGCTTACCAAGCGGGTGCGAGGATTAACCATCTCCTGCATGACTTCGGCCAGCATGGGAGAGTTCATCACCCGGAATCTGCCGGGGATAGGTGAGTACGGGATATTTTCGATATGTTCTTCTGCCCACTTCCAGACTTCCTTGCGGTCAGGCGGTGTCCACGCCTCACGCCACAGGTCTTCCAGATATTCGGTTTCGGGCATATTCGAGAACTTGCTTGATGATTTCCGGGGTAAGTTGATTGTCTACCAAACGAATAACTGACCAGCCGTTCAAGGTGGCAGTCAGGTACTTTTCTGCATCTGCGGCGAATCCCTTTGGAGTCAGATGCCGACCCCGGTTCCATATACCACCCTCAATTTCAATGAGGATTTTGGCATCTACCCAAGCAAAGTCGGCACGCCATCGCCGAGTCGGCTCAAAACGGAACTCCTGTACAAGCGCAGGCCCACCTGCGGCATCCCACAGACGGGCAAAGCGTTCTTCTAGTGAGGAATTGACATGTTGAGCTTTCACACAACATGGACAAAAGTCAAAATCACGGGTCAGGCTATCCTCTTTGTTTGATTAGGGCGTTTTCGGATTTTGAATTGACAAAAAAGTTTGCATTTCGTAGAATGCTTACATGACTGCAATCAGAAAGATTCTTGCTTGCATAGCTGTTACGTGTCTCAGCTATGGAGATGTTTTATATGCAGACGCTCCGCTCTACATACCAGGAGATATTTCTCTTCGTGAAAAAATAACAACTACAAAAGAAACGTACACAAGTCACATATTAGCAGCATTTGATACAGAGTCACACGGAGAATCTCTACAAGAAAGGATTGAAAGAATTTCGGCTACGATTGATACATACCCGAGTGAAGTGAACGATATCGCATTTATGGACGGATTAACATACACTCCGTTAATCTGCGCGATTTATATGAATAACTACGATCTTGTAAAAAAACTATTAGACATGGGAGCAATTCCTTTTTCTTATCGTGGAGATGAAGATATTATTGAGTCTATTCAATCGCACAAATATATATCCCCTGAAATTATAAAGTTAATTCGAACTGCACAAGCAGAATATAAACTTATTGATATTATTCTTCGCGATAGAAAATAGTGCGCTAGCATTAAACCTAGCGCACTATTTCATAGCTATATTTAATGGATGTTATAGATACCTGTTAGGATTAGGTAGTTCAATAGCAGGAACATTATAAACAACACTCATTTCCAACGCATCGTACGGATATACTGCGGAAGCTTTTTGCATACCACTTACAATAAGTGGCCATTTATTCTCTGCAATAGTTTCGTCCACGTTTGGATTGAGAACACTAATACACCCTTCTGAACCAATTCGTTTTGCAATATGCATGCGAATACCGCTTCTATTAGTTGCAGGATCAACATCTATAAGATATCCGGAAGGATTGCTCCCCGTATGAATTGCACTTACAGCGGAGGGACAACAAGTATCAGGCCATTTTTCAGCGGGAAAGGATTCATTAACGTCGTCTTCTGAGGGCTTATTAAATGGGGACACTCTAGACATCCATCCGCCTGATTGCACAGGGAAAGTCATTGTTGTCGAATCGTTGTATGTTACGGTGCCAATGCCTTTGAACACGTAACCAGACGGACAAATTGTATTAGATGAAGTTTCATCATTCATCTGACTGAAAATTACACCGTCAGTAGAACGCTCATTGAATATTACGTCATATCGTTTCGGGTATTTCATATTCAACGAGCTCGTAATATCCACTTTGCAATATGAAAGATTGGATACCTGAGGATTATAATCAATGTTCATATGATTAACCTTGATTACGTATACGCCAGATTCAAGATTAACAGCAGCAGTTTTAGTCCACTTAGCATGACCACCTTGACCACCGGGAGTTGCATCTTGGCTTGTCATGCTGATACACAATTTGCTAGTACCAGCGGAATCAAGGATTTCTAGGGTACCCCAATCATCGACAGTAAGACTGACGTTTAACTGTGCTACTAATTTCCTAGATTCAGATGTCGTATGTTCTGCATCAATAGGATGCGTAGGAACAAGAAACGGTATAGTCTGGGGAGGCATGACATCCGCTGGAGTTGAATTGTTCTTGCTATAAACTAAACACAAACGATCATACCATTTTTCTTTTGTGGAATCGAATGCGGGTTTAGTTTCTGTAGAGTCAATAGAGTTTGACATAGTATTTGTTCTTTCTATTTTTGATATTTTGTCTTCCGCTGCAACCGTAGCAGCTTGTGGACACAATAGGGGGTGAGTCAAAATCACGGAGTCAGGCTATCGCCTTTCCCCTCGTGCAATTCCTGCAACACTTCATCAATAGCTTTGGATAAAAGCTCTTGTATATCGGGTGCCGTAAGCCCGGCGAGTTGGGGAGGCATTTCTTTTTCAAACTTGGAACGCAGAAGATTCACCACGCGCCCGCATCGGCTCAGCCAAGCTTCACGCACAAGGTCTTTGAGGATATACTCGCCTTTTCTCACAGCAAGACGGAACTCTCGCTCATTGATTTCTGCCAAGAGCTTACGGATTTTCAGCCCCTCTTCATCGCCGGGTGAACTACCATCCAAATGATGCTCGTGTAAGAATCGCCGCCATGCAATCACATCATGATTGCCGTTGGACTTAGGGACAGGCGCACCATCCATCTTACGCCAGTTACTAATGCTCCTGCGCGATACTCCCAAAGCAGCAGCCAAATCTACTATCGTGCAGGTTTCGGTGATGGAAGGATCACCGCCTTGGTCGCTGCTGTAGGCAATGCTTTGCAACAGTTCTACCTCTGCTTTGGTAAGCGGCTTTTTGGCTTTGACCTTGCTGACAGCTTGCTTAATTGCATTGGCGCGGTTGACTTCAAGAACGGTGTCGGCTTGCGATGGTGTGACGATTGTTGGCATACGAGAAATGCCCCTTTCGGGGCGGGTTAAGGGTTAAAATTATTTAGTACTCGCTTGGTAATAATGCGGTTGTCACGCTTCTGTCCCATTCGGTAATGAGCCAAAGGACTCGTCCATCTTCGAACTTGTAAACGCTCAGCACCCGGCAGGGATTCTTCGGGTTAAGTGCAGCGTCGTTAATCTTCTTGTCTTCATCGCAACAATCGCCCCAGTCTCCGTAGGAGTGGCGTTTCATACACTTGGCGATTTCTTCTTGCGAAAATACTTCGTTTGCCCCATGGGTGACAACGGTTCGCCCGAGTTTTACCTTAATCCGGCATGCTTCCACGAACCACGGCGGGCGAACTGTGCAGGCGGTGTGATTCCACCAGACTTCCTCCAGCTTTTCCGGGGCAACACCCTCTTCCGTTTCGAGGAGGAGGTAACCTTTTTCTTTCGTAACGTAGCCCCATTCCAACTTGCGGGTTCCATCCTGCATGGCGAAAATGCGTACCTCGTTGGAGCGGTTGCTGGTGAAGCGGCGAGGGTACCGGAATGCCAGCCCGCCGATGTACTTCTTCTCCGGCTCCGCTGTCAGGGCTAGGAAATCCTTGCACCCAGTGCAGACGATGATGTTCTGTAGACCGCCCGCCAGCTCCTCTGCTATTTGGAGTGCGATTTTCTTGGCTTGCGCCTCCTGTTCTTCTGTGTATTTATTACTCATGGTTGTATGTAGTGTTATTCTGGGAAATTGGAAAGCCACTCCTCTTTCATGTTCTCCGGCAGGAAGTGGATGATTACGGAAATGGGTTCGATAGCGAAGTCGTCCGTGACTCTGTACCATTCCAAGCGGCGAATGCCGTCCGGCAAGGCTATCACGATGGCCATGTTGGCTCCGTTGTGTGTTTTCTGGTTCCCGAAAGTGACGGTAATGCCACCACGGTTGAATGAATGAGGTTCGTGTACGACCACCTGACACTCCTGTGGCTGCTTGCATTCGCCCCAAAGCTCGTATTGCAGTGTTTCAGCGTCTACTAACGCCCCGGGCCATGCCGTATTTTTTAATTCTTGCATATTGCTTGTTAATGGTTTATGTATCGTTCAGTATAGCACATTGCCGGATTTTTGTCACGCAGTTTTTTACTCTTTTTTTCTTCATTCTCAACGGCTTAAATCAGGAATCCCGCCTACTCAAATGTAGGCGGGAGAGTGTTAGATACATCCTGTAAGGCGTGATTGTTTTCCTCTCGAATGGACTTCAATTCTCGGGTTGATTCTTTCAACTCAGCTCGCCATCGCTCAAGACTCGTATGCGAATCGTAGAGTACCCAAGCAAGGAATGCAAGATAGACGAAACAAATGCCCCAAGAGATACGTTTGCTGATGGAACGATAGCGTTCTTCTCGGGCTTGGATGTCATCTTCGGAGGGAATGGACTGGTACATGGTGGTATGATGTTTGTTGGTTAAAGTGGGAAAAAAGTGGGAATGAAAACGCATACTCGTTCCCACTTTCAGATGGCGTACACGCCGGAAGTTCTGATTAAGCGGATATTTCGTATGCTTAATGTTTTACATTGTTTTTTAAGAGATGAAAATCGCTCCAAAAACGGGGATAAAATGTGCCAAAAAAGTGGGAATGAGAAAAAATAGGTTTGCGCTGTTTTTCCACTTGCCAAAGACGGGTGGCCGCCAACTCATTGAGCGTTAATAGATTCCTTTGTTTTGGTCTTACACGCGCTCTGATGTGGCCTGAGGCGCCATTGTCCGTAAATGGGTGGTTTCATGTCGAAATTGCAGCTATTTGGGTTATGCTAAGACGTTGTAGGGGCTGTTACGGCGCGGATTCCAGTTCTTCCTGTCTGGCGAGAACGCGCTCGTAGAAATCAGCGATATTCTCGGTGAGTTCAATAGCCTGGGCGCATTGTTCAGCGGTGTAAGTTTCCGGTTCCTGCTTGTCTACCCAGTCCGAGAACTTCATGGCATCCCACAAAGGAGGCGCACCGGGGGCGGCTCGTTCAGGTAGGTCAATGAGTCCAAACGGACGGTCGGTATTCTCGCCCAGCTCCGGGTGAGCAATATGCTCCGGCACAGGCTGCCCCTCTTCATCAAGCATCGGCTTGGCATTATGCTCGCGGATACTCTTGCGGAAAGACTTGATGGATTGCTTAGTGTCAGAGGCTGCTTTCAGCATAGATTCGCGGGTAGCGAAGTCATTGCTGAGGCAAGCGGCTTCCACATGGTGCGAAAAGCTGAGGTCAGCATGACGCATCTCGATGGGGTAAGCGTTACAAACACGCACCATGTTGCGGAGCGTTCCGATAGAATACCCCGTAGCTTGCGAGGCTTCCTCGTATTTGCTGACAACATGCTTATTACCCCACTTGCGTTCCATCAGGAGCAACGTATCACCGAGCAACCAATTGCACGACTTATGCATGGATAGTACCGTATCCAAAAGTTCATTTGCTACGGCAACGGTAATATTCTCATTACGAATCACAAGACCGGTAATGCTCAGCTCAATACCTCCCACCTGAATGGAGGATTCTACAAAGTTAGAGTTAGGTTTACTTGTCACGACGTCGTGACAAGTAAAGTCCACTCTAGCTTTTTCAGACCCGTTTTCAGTGCAGGAAAAAGCCTTCCCGGCGGTAGCCGGAGTAGTATCGAAAGTATCTGTAAAATCAGTGTTCATATTCAGTAGGTGTTAAGTCAAAATTGACGTTAAGGACTCGGCCTAGCTGCGCGAGTCGGTTAGTGTTGCGAGACTTCTCGCTACGTTGATTCGACATGGGCGGTAGACCAAAGAGCCTTTCAAGTTGGCGGACGTGGTAGTGAAAATCCTGCTTACTCATGCCGATAGCACGAGCATGCGACTCCAACGAGCCATTGCCCTGCAAATAGCGGATAGCAGCCCAAGTCAAACGAGGGTTACCATTGCGCTGCAAGAAAGCCCGAAGCAACTTGCGATTGCGAGCTGTTGACGAATCAGAGCCGGAGCGTTTCATTCGTCTTCTTTCCACGACCGACAATGGTCCTTGGTTGAAATCACCTTCTTCTCGCGGTTCATTCTCACCGACAAGTTGGTCAATACTATGGCCATTCACAGCCCAATCAAGCCGAGGCTCCAACAAGCCTAGCTCCCGAGCATGTAAGCGAGCCTCCGGAGAAAGCGACTCCAGCCACTTCTTTGCTTCCGGGGATTCGTAAGCCTCCCGGTAGGCACGGTTACGCTCAACTTCACGGATAGCGTAATCATCTTTGTTCATAAACAATCTCCTTTCTGGTTGATGGTGGAAAAGCGGGAGATATGGTGTTGCCGGGGTGTGACGTTTATGTCATGACATTTAGCTATTTCAAATCTCCTTATATACGTAAATTTAAATTTTATATTACCTATACCCCTATTTTTATTTTTTCCTATATATAGTTTATCCTTTACATAAAACGTCACAAACGTCACAAGAAAACAATAAAGGCTGATAAATAAGGACTTACAGCAATGACGTTTTGCTATGACATTTGATTTTGCAAATGTCACAAACCTGCTAAACGTCACAGGCAGATGCGGGTTAGAATGGGCACAGTTCATCGAGTTCTCCTTCCTGATTCGTGTTGTTGAGATAATCCATAAACGCTTTGCGCTTAATAATCCAGATACGTTGCTTAGAATTACGGCCATATTCGAGGGGGAAATCGCCGGTACTGGCCAGAGCACTCATACGCTTCCCGATACTTCGAGCCGTAACCTCACCGCGCAACATGTCATTGACTCCATCTACCAGCATCATCTGCTGCAAGAACCACGTTGCAGAGCCCTCCAGTACATCCAAACGGCTGTCGGCATCAAACGCAGCCTGCACAAACAAGCAGAGAATCTCTTGGAACGAGGCGGTAGAGCTTGAGTTAGAGGCTTCTGCAAGCAACTCAGGATGCAGATAGTTACGCACACCCCAGCGGGCATCACCTACACAATGCTCGGGAATCTCCCAATTCAGCAGATAGGAGCACAATGCCCCCATCTCAGCCTTGGCTTTGGCTGCACCATCCCTATCTTGCATGGGCTCATCAGATGTCTTGAACAGGCTGATTTTATCGCGGTTACTTACCTCAATATCAGGCAAGATTTGTAGCGAATCAGGGTCGGTATTGAGCGTGACAATGATGCGACCTTGCCAATAGATTTCCGCAGCACTCTTGTATTTTCCCTCACAGGTATGGAGCTGGTTTGCTGCCATCTTTTTCAAGGCTTTCGCAAAGATGTTTCTCTCTCGGGAATCCCCCTTGGCCACGGTATCATTTAACGTCCAGACACCTATGCGCATCAGGTAATCATTGAATCGCGTCTGACCAAGAATATACGCACTGGCATCCAATGAGCCACCAAGACTTTCGCCATAAAGACATTCTGACAGGAAGTTTTTGCCACAGCCAACACCACCGGCCACAAAAAGCACATGTCCATTGCGGGGTCGCCCCTCATATGCGTTGCGGTAAGCATAAGCCCAGGCTGCCATAAAGCGGTCACGTTGAATGATGTCCGGGAAGAGTCGTTCCATGAATGAAGCAATCCAAGGAAAGCCATCACTCCAGGAATGCCCTTGGCTCAAATCCGGCTCATGAACGCGCAGGAAGCTGGTATTGAGTCGAGGCTCATCCTGAATCCGTACGATGGTTTCTTTACGGTAGATAAAGGGTGTTGCAGCCGGGAGAGAATTGAGCAAGATGATTTTCGCCATGAGTTGCTTCACCGGGCTTTCTTCACCAATGACTTCTGGCTTACTACTCACGTTATAATGCTCATTAGCGAAAAGCTCAAAGTTCTGGCGGTTAAGACATTGCCAACCGGGAACAGACATACCATTCTCGCATTTATAGCTGCTGCGGATGTAGAAGTTATTGTTGACGAAAAAGCACTCACTCAAAGCCTTGCCGAACGTATCAGCTCGGTAAACATCAATGAAATCAGTACCGAAAATGTCTGCCCACGATTGGAATGGGAACGCCCCTGTGAAGCACACCATACCATTCTCGCGCACGATGGCAGCAGTAGAACAATCAGCCAACGGATCCCAAAATCGAACGCCTCGCGCACCTAGCTCAAAATCCCCCTGCCAACGCTTATCCCAGCCCCGCTTTTTCATTTCCTCGCGTATACGATCCAGCGGGATTTGGACGCCGGATTGAGTAAACTTGCTCTTTTTCAAGGCTTCATCCAGCCAAAGCACCGATAGGGATTCGGAAATCGGCTCGGGACTGACCATCTTCCAATCCCACCCGGCATGGTAATACTGAGTAGGGTTGAAATAAGCCTTGCCGTCCAATGGACCATAAGCATTCTTGAGTTTGAGCTTGCGGGCAATGATGCCGAGCAAATCCTGAACCATCTCGGCATTGGGCATCAGAGGGATAGGCGTTTGCAACAACCAGACCGCATGTGTACCACCGGAATAGGAGGTGGATATGAAATTAGGCTTGATGACGAGTTTGTCAGTCTTTTTATGTCTCTCCGCATCAGTCAGTTGCATATCATAATCAGCCACAACCGCCAGCAATGCAGCCGGAACATTTTCACGTCCTACTCGCTGCGATTGATTCAATCCTCGAATGCCGGAAAATACACAATCCCGAGTATCAGGATTCGTGAGGTAGGTACGATAGGCAGCCTTGCTCGGGAGTTTTTCATGGGGAATAACCTGAGCTTCCCAAGGGTTCCCGACCTCGACAGCATGCGCGGCGAGGTTGGGGAGCATGGGGAGCCCGGAAGAGGCTACATGAGAGGTCAATTCTGTAGCCTGTGTAGCCTCATCTTGTAGCCCCGTTGTAGCCTCTCGGGCTACAAACTGGGTGTTTTCTGTAGCCTCAGAGGCTACATGAGAGGTCGATTCTGTTGCCTGTGTAGCCTCATTTTGTAGCCCCGTTGTAGCCTCTTGGGCTACAAACTGGGTATTTTCTGTAGCCTCTGAGGCTACAATCGCAATTGAGTTTGTAGCCTTGAAACGCGTATACTGCGTCCATTTTTCACGATAGGCTCTCATTTTTACCGTCTGCGCGGGTATACCAAACCTATCTGCCGTGAGCTTGTAGCTCCGGCAGGAAAGGTAGAACTCGCGGACTTCATTCCAATCAATCTGGCTCATTTTGTGTAAAAGGTTGAGGTTGTCGTTTCGGCTGCTAGGGGTAGCCCCTCCAGCCATTCCGGTGCGGTTGTCATGATGCGGTGTATATCAATAAGCGCGTTGTCAACATCAGCGGTGGGGACTTCTACCACCACTTCATCATGGATGTGCATGACAACGCGATACCCGGCAGCATCCAAGTTCAACAGGATTTCACCCAGCACGTCACGAGCGGTCGCAGATGTCAGGTTCTCCGTCAATTTGCCGCCAAAGAAGCTAAAGCGCTTGCCTTGTACTTCTGCACTCATACCTTTCGGAGTCATGGCTAAATTGCGGTAATACAGCTTGCGACCTGACGGCAACGGAAGAGCAAAGCAAGGTTTCCCCATGTTTACCGCAAAAGCCTGTTCCAATTTTGCCCACAACTGAGTGATGTGCTTATTAGAGGAGCGGAACGCCGACACAATCTGCTGAGCTTGGTGTTGCGTAATGTCCAACCCGGCCATCGTCTTGGCAATCCGAACGAACACGGCAGCTCCGGCACCGTAGCCCAGGCCAAGCACACGAGCTTTGGCCAGTCGGTACAGATTCGGGTTCTTATGCTTGAGCGGTTCGGGATCTGAATAACCCATAGTAGCGCGGGCATGGGCCTCGTAGACAGAAATACCTTTTTCCAGCTCTTCCATCATGTCATTATCGCCCGCAAGCCAACTTAGCACACGTTGCTCAATCTGGCTCAGGTCAGAAATGATGAACGTATGGCCGGGGCGAGGGATAATCATCTTGCGCAAGTCCACACCAAACATGGGTACGCGGGGCATGTTCTGAATGTTGAAACCCTCGTCGCCACTCCACCTACCTGTGTGAGCCCCAAAGTACTTGAGGCTATATGCAAAGGAGCCATCTTCTTTGATTCGGCTTTCAAGCGTTTCGAGTTTCTTTTTCAAGGTGTTTGCTTTGCGATAATCTCGCATAGCGGCCACCCACGGAAAACTCTCGCCGTACTTCTCCTCCCAAGCTGCACAGTCCTCGGAATCCTGAGCCAAAGATATCGGCGCAGGAATGCCGGCTTTAGCGCATTCTTCTTTCAAACACTTTGGTGAAAGTATAGGAGTGCTGCCATCTGCCCATGGAATTTTTGCCATAGACTCATCCATGACCCGCAAGAGTTTTTGCATTCCATCAGCCAGCAAAGGCTGGTCAACATGAACACCAAAATCCCCCATGTCGCGGGTTAAGGCAGAAAGACAACGCTCTTTCTCACTCCAGTCAGGGGCAAGTTTATTCCACAGGTGGTAGGCGTACCAAGCGTCCTTGAGACAATACTCGCCCAGGCGTTGAGCCATGCCAAGCCGGATGGCATCTTCCCAAGTCTTCCCGCACATATCGGCGCGAGTGTCCTTGTTGACGGCAACCCCGAACACGCTTTCAACGGCTGCTTTCAGGGAACGACCGTAACCGAGAGCGCTCACCAAATCTGCGGTGCATTGCCACTCGACCTGTACGTCTGCCGGGACAATCCCCAGTTCACGGAGGCGTTCAAAGCAAGCGCGGTCGAATCGGGCATTGTGCGCAACAAAGGTGTGACCATGGAACTGGAGCCAGTCCAATTTATCAGGCTTTCCTACGTAGGAGAACCCCGCCTCTGCCGAATAGACAGAGACGAGGTAGATAGAACAATCCGGGTGGTGTAAATACTGATGGATGCCTAGCGAAGTGATTGATACCTGTTTATCGTAATACGTTTCAAAATCAATCGCGTAAATCATGGCGGGTATCAGAATATCGTTTGATTTTCGGGAAGATGTACTCCCAGCCGGCTTTCGTGAGCATCGGTTTCAGCGAGATAAGCACGCCACCGCCGGAGCTTTCAGAATAGGCGCGAGTACGGGTCATGTAGCCAAGGTTCTCGCACAGATCGGAGGGGGCATTATGTCGTTCTCCATGTGAAGATACGAGATAGCCACGGTCGCGTAGCCAATAAAGCACCTCTTCCACAGTCATATCGCTGCCCTCATCTTGCAGACTTCTGGCAAGCTCATTGATGCTGATAAGTTTAAGTTCAGGCTTCATAGTAGACCTCCTTTCCGCGTACAGGGGTGAATCCGGGATAACTGACCAATGGGTGGTTGATGCACGGCTGAATCTCGCCATTCACCTTTGCCCAGACCAGATGGAATCGGCAGACAAGGTCGCCCAAGGGAGTGGGCGGGATGCTGAACTCCTCACGGTTACCAGCCACAGAAAGCTGCTGCGCGGGGTAAAGGCTCATACGGATGCCTCCTTTCTATCTGCGGGCGTGATTCGGATGACAAACAAGCGACCAACAGGGCAGGAATCGGAGCTTGTGGGCTGCGTTTCTTTCTGCTGCTGAGCTACCTGTTTTTCCTTAGAATCAGGCTTTACTTCATGTGACTTGCTGGCCTGAATCGCCTTACGGCACAGATCAGAAAGCCGCATCTCGCGCTCATGCAGCTCGGCAAGGATGTTACCTAGACGGTGAAAGCGCTCGATGTTTCCTTTGAATCCGGCCAGCCCCCAAGCATAGCAGATACGCATAGCCGTAAAGCAAACTTCACGAGCTTCTGCAGCATAAGCATGCGCTAGGTCTTCCTCTGTATTCCGGGGCTCGGAGAACAAGCCACAGATGAGGTTCCAGCCTTTGATTCGCTTCTCCAAGGACTGAGCCTTGGAACTGATATCTCCCGCCATGCGGGTAAGTTCTTGAATAGTCATATTTGGAATGGCTCCCTTGTTCTCTGGAGCTATTCCTTACAGCTGTTTCGAAGAGAGAAAGTGGACAAAATTTAGCAAAAAACATTTAACAAGCATCAATTTCTGAAAAACTTCTTCAGCCAGAAACAAAAAAAAGAAAAATCTTTCGCTGTAATCTGTTCATAATCAAAATCTACTTTTTGAACTTTCTTCAGCAGGCTTTCGATATGAGTTAAATCGGAAGCCTATGAGTGATATTTATAACATCAAAATCGGAGGCGTAGTTTTCAGCGCTAAAGTAAACAAAACGGATGCCAACTACGAGCAGGTCAATAGACAGTTTATTCTGTTGGAGATTCTGTCAAAGACTATAAATAGTCGAAAAAGCGGTAGCGAAGCGTGGCTTCAAGATGATGATAGAGCCTATGACTTTGCAATGGAGGTCTTGGCTAATGTTAAATATTACGATTGCTTCAATTGTGACATTGAACATTTCGAGAAAGTAATGCAAACATTAGTCAACCAGAAACTAATCGACTATGGCAAAGCCTGTCACAGCGGAAAAGGCAAAAAAGCATCAGCTGTGTTATCCGGAAGCTTCAACTTCGTGAGCTTGGAAAGCGACACGGGGGAAAGTAAGAAGAAGCCGGGCGGTAGAAAGGCGTGTTGGAAGGATGTGATACCTGATGTCACATCCGATAGGCCTGATGAAGAAGCGGGTATAAAAGATGCTGCAAATATTGTAATGCAGCATCTTGAAAAAATGGACAGTCTCCCTAAGCAATGTATGCTACTACACGTTCAAGGGCTTCAAAATACAGAAATAGCGCAGTTGCTTGGTATTAGCAACTCTTATGTAGGCAAGCTGTTAAAACAAACTGCAAAAACTATACGTGAAGAGTTAGACTCAATCCTCGATCAGCTCCGTTGATGTACACCTAGCGAACGTTAATCTATATCTCTTGGGTTTGTCGGGAATCTCCTCATATATGTAATCTTCTGTACTAAAGAAGGTTCCAATGGCCTTATTTAGCTTATTGAGGGATCCTGACGAACCCACTTCGCTTAACAAGAAGCCCTCATCCCCGTACTTTTTGCTCAATTCTATAAGTTTGAAGAGGAGCCTAACATTTGCACTATAGTTTTGTTTGTTGTCCGTTTTAGTATTTCGGAACATGAGCAAAGAATCAAATGCGAACGTCCTCTCCTCTTCTGCATACTTGATGTGTACTTTGCCATACCCGAGAGACATGCTCACAAGGAACAACTTCCTCGATTCAGGGAACTTGCCCGGCCAGTATTTGAGCGGCTGACTCTCGTCCTGATTTGACAAATCGAGATTTGGGTGCAGATACTCATCTAAAAGTGTCTTCGGTAGCAAACGCTCTTGTTTTGTGTCCCAGAATAGCAATTCATTAAGCCAAGCATGCTGTAATTCATCATTATCCACCTGCTCAACATATTGATCGGGAGGATTCTGAAAGAATGTAACTACAGCAATAGAGGAATTTGTGGTGTTCTTACCATAGAAAGCAGGCTTCCAGCTTCCTATGCCTAATGACAAGAAAACAGTTACATCATGAGCGTTTAGTTCCCCAAGACGATAAATGCCCTCTTTTTTCTCATCCAGTTTAACACGTTTACCGGGCATCAAAGCTTGCTGAATTGTTTTTATAAACCTATCTTTATCAATGGGTAATATTTCTACTTCGGACGCATCAATTTCAGGACCAGCTTCAATTCCTAGTTCTACGTTTATGTTACTGCCGTAGTAACTATCTGTAATATCATTGTATTTCACTTCCCACTTTATTCCATGAGCATCCTCCCAGTAATTCTCGTAATTCGGAGTTCTGTCATCTTTATCAACAAATTGCCACATGAAATCACCTATACCCGGAGCTAAATCTTCTAAGGCGTATAGTGAAGATTTGCTAATCTCTCCTGCTTGTAGCAGATTTGCAACAACTGGCCAAAACTGTTCATTTTGCTCATTTTCACATTCAAGACTCTTATATTCCTTAACGGTGTAGTTCTTCTCAAAACCTAGCCTGCGAAGCCAGCTTCGTATCAAACCTGAATATGCAGGTTTACCAACAAATAGACCTCTTTCTTTATCAATTTTGACCGTAATGTGACTATCTGAACCTTTAACATAAACCCGCAATGTTACACTCAATATCCTTTGCTCTCTTAAGGAACGAAACTTATCCCAAGCATTTCTTACATCACGACCGTGAGGATTGTTGAGTGTTATTTGATTTCCCTCGGAATTATCGGAAACATCTAGCTTAATCCCAACAATGTTTACCTTTGTGATTCGTTTCTGAAACTCATCTCGTCTAAATGCCTTAGTCAATCCATGTCTATAAATAGGTTTGAAATGATACATTTGACCGGGAACAAAAGCATTTTCCTGATTACAGAAAAACTCAGCAAAAGATTTCAAGAACAGATTATACATCCATTCTGCCCCAGATTTGATGCGTAAAGTCTTTCTATTAGTGTCCAGTACAACAGAACTTCTAGTCAGAGGTGGGTATTTAACCATACCTGCTTGCCCTGTTTCTGACATGGTTTCTTTTACTACAATTCGACCACCATGTTCAACAAGCACCCATATTTCACCATCATCAGCCTTAGGATACAGAATAACTTTACATTGAGTCATGTAATTATTTTCAATAAACCCATCATTGATTTTCTTCTCAACGCTATCCACCCTTAATTTAAGCTCAGCATCACTGGGTATTGAGAAAGTTGGCAATTTCATGCGACCATTGCTTTCAACTTCTATAAAATCGCCAATCCACTGATAATCGCGATTCGTAGATGTATCCATTGTTTGTACTCGAGACACAATCAATGCAATATTATTTTGTACGTCCGGTCTCTTATCGATGCAAAGGGCTACAATCAACGATAGCTGGTCATTCATGTCCAATCCAGTCGCTTCTAAGCCGTCTCTCCACAAAGGAAGACAAAGTTCTATATGGGCGAACATTTGGTTGTAGTTCTTATTGATGAGGTCTATTTCATCCAGTGTGTTTGATAGTTCCCGCCCAGCAGCATCATCCATATTTACACTCATTAGCGCTGCCCTCAATGCTCCCAGATAGATTTTGTATTTATCCTCACTCAAATCGAAATTATCAGGTACTCCCTTTGAAATGAGAAAATCCCGGTATGGTGCAAACAGCGCAGATAAAGCCTCCGGCTTCATGCAGTTTATAATTCCGTGTTCTGAAAAATGATTGATTATGCTTTGTTTACTCACGTTACGATGTCTCCTTTGCATCTATCTTATTCTCTCAAAGTAGGCTTGTCAAGATGTGAATATGCCCTATATCGCTGATTTTTTGCTATTTATGCTTTTTTATTCCAGTTTGGAGGCTCGACGAGGTTTTATCGTCCCTCAAAAAATCGAAGTATTCTCAATTTTTCTGTCCACTTTTTTTTCTTTTGCCAGCTGATAAGAATGAAAGGCAACAAAAATGAACTCATTACTTCCATACCAAAAAGAACACGCCGACAACATTGCGGCATCCATCGCTCAGCACCGAGTAGCCCTCGATGCGAGTGACCCCGGCACAGGTAAAACTTATGTCGCATGCTCCGTGGCTGCACGCCTCGGCAAGCCTGTGGTCATCGTCACCACCAAGGCTACCGCTCCCAACTGGGAGTCGGTGGCTGCCGGGTTCGGTATCAAGCCTGTCCTTGTGAGCAACTACGAAAAGGTACGCATCGGTAAGTTGCCGGAGTGCCGACGCAGCGGCAACCGCTACGTCTGGAACGTCCCGCAGGATGCGCTCATCATCTTCGATGAATGCCAGAAATGCAAGGGGCGTACCAGTCTGAACGCAAAACTGCTCATCGCCGCCCGCGCTCAACATCTCCGCATTTTGCTCTGTTCCGCAACTGCGGCCAGCAATCCGCTGGAGATGCGAGCCATCGGCTTTGCCCTCGGGCTGCACACCATCACCGACTTCTGGGCATGGTCTGTGCGCTATGGTGTCCGCGAAACTCCGTTTGGCATGAAGTTCACCGGGGGCGAGTATTACCTCAAGGCTCTTCACGAGAAGATTTTCCCCTCTCATGGTAGCCGCCTCCGTATCGCCGATATCCCGGACTTCCCGGAAACCGTCATCGAATCGGCGATTATCGACACGGGCAAGGCTAAGGACATCCAGCGCGTGTACGACACCATGCGCAAGGAACTCAAAGAAGCCGAGCAGGAACAGAACAAGGCGGCTCTGGCCAGTCTTGCCGAACGCATGGAAGCTCGCAGAGCCAGCCAGATGACAATCGTCCTCCGCGCCCGCCAGGCGGTGGAGCTGCACAAAGTCCCGGCGATGGTCGAAATGACCCGCGATGGTATCGAAGAGGGCATGAGCGTGATCCTGTTGGTGAACTTCACCGACACCATTCGCGAGTTGTCAGCCAAGCTCGATTGCCCCCACATCATCCACGGCGGGCAGACCGCAGAGGAACGGCAGGACATCATCGACCGCTTCCAGCGCAACGAGATTCCGGTCGTCATTGCGAACATTCAGGCGGGCGGCGTGGGCGTAAGCCTCCATGACCCGAGTGGCCAGCGTCCCCGCCTGAGCATCATCTCGCCCACATTCTCCGCGCAGGATCTGCGCCAGGCACTCGGGCGCGTTCACCGCAGCGGTGGTGCGGCCAGCATCCAGAAAATCTGCTTTGCTGCCGGAACCTGTGAAGAAAAGACCGCCAAGAGTTGTGCTGCCAAGCTTGCGCAGATTGACCTGCTCAACGATGGCGACATGCAGCCTTTCCCCCTCCAATAAACCTTAACTCCTCCCTTATCTCCCATGACAACGAAAGTAAAACACGCTAAGCATTCTCCCTCCAGCCTGGGCTACAAAGAAATCTGCCCGGCATTCCGTGGCCGCTCCGGCACGAATCCCGCAGCCGAAGAAGGTACGCTCATGCACGAGGCTCTGGAAACGGACGATTTTTCCAAGCTCAATGAAGAACAGGCATTCCTCTGCGGACTCTGCCGCGACTACCGCGATGGCGAGCTGGCAAAGCTCACCCATCCGACCCTGTACCGCGAGCTTAAACTCACCATTGCAGGTGGACTCACTTATGGTACAGCCGACTTCGTGGCGGTCGCCGGGAAAATCGGCTTGCTGATGGACTGGAAATTCGGGCGTGGTGCTGTTGACCATGCGGACTCCAACGCCCAGGGCTGCGCTTACGCACTCGGCGTATTCGAGATGTTCCCGGAGTTGGAAGAACTGACCGTCCACTTCGTGCAGCCCCGCCGCCAGTTCATCAGCACGCACACCTACACCCGAGAGGACACCGAGCGCATGCGACTGCGAATCCACACCATCATCCGCCGAGCCAACGCCCGCAACCGAGAGGAGCATCCCGGCATCCATTGTTGCTACTGCGCCAAACAGGCCACCTGCGCCAAGCTCCGCAGCCTCGCGCTCCCGCTGGCCAGTCGCTACGCCGAGCTGAGCATCCCCGAGGAACTCCACCCCTCGCGCATCATCTCGCCCGAACTGATGGCCCATTGCCTCGACTGCGCCAAGGTGCTGAAAGAATGGATTGATTCGGTCAACTTCCACGCCATCGACATGGCGGTCAATGGCGAAGAAATCCCCGGCTACAAGCTCACCAGCCGCGCAGGTCGCCGCTCCATCCCGGATGCGCTCGCTGCCTACGGTGCGGTGAAAGACAGCATGTCCCTTGAGGACTTCCTCAACTGCTGTGGCAGCGTGAGCCTTGAGGAGCTGGGCAATAAAGTTTCCGCAACTGCTCCCCGTGGGCAGAAGCAGAAAAGCAAGGATGAGCTGGTCACTCGGCTTACCGAGGACGGCATCATCACCACCAGTGCGCCGAGCAAGATGCTCAAGCGTATCAAGTAATTCCAAAAGCAAACCAAATAGAATCAAGAATTATGGCTAAAATCAAACCATACGAAATCAACGGTTCCGAGCAGAAGCCCTCGGAAGTAGCAAACACCGATAACACCATCACCGCAGCAGAGGTATCCGACCTCGTTCCGGCTGTTGCCGAGACTCCGCTCCCGCTGGGTACGGTAACGGGCGACATCAGCACGGAGGACATCGTTATCCCGCGACTCAACATCGTTCAGGGTGTCGGTACTCTCTCCGAGTTGTTCGCGCCGGGCAATGTTGTGCTCAACAAGGAAGTCGTGTTGTCCGATGGCACCAAGCCGCTGGAACTGACGGTACTCTCCGCTCACAAGCAGTTCGTGGAAAATCTGCCCTTTGACTCTGAGGAAAAGCCCCGCGTATTCAATACGCTGGAGGAGGTCAAAGCTGCAGGTGGCACCATCGAATGGGTGAACGACATGCCGCCCGCATTCACGCCGATGCTGCGCGTTCAGCTGTTGTTCAAAGCCCCCGAGGGCGTAGACGACTACGCCTACCCGCTGGAGTTTGACGGTGTTCCCTACGGTCTGGCGGTCTGGACGCTGCGCGGTGTAGCCTACACCCGCGCCGGGAAGAACATCCTCACAGCGGCGAGATTCTCGCTGCGCGATGGTCTGTTCAACGGCAAGTGGGCACTCACCACCAAGCGCGAGAAGTTCGGTCGCAACAGCGTTGTGGTTCCGGTTCTGCGAAACATCGGGCGTCACACCCCGGACTTCGTGGACTTCATCAGGAATATCGGTTGATACCCCCAATGGCCGGGGTGGTGTCACCCATCACTCCGGCCAGCAGATCGCCCGCCGCCATGAAGAAGAAAACCGTGATTCCCATCAATCCGAAGTCTATTTCTCCGGCTTGCAAGGAACTGGCCAAGGCTCTGGCTCCCATCATCAGGAGAGCGATGCAGAACCCGAATATCAGCTTCGAGCGACCAGTCGAAAGAAGTGTCGTAAAGAACTTAAAATAAATGTCGTAGATAAGCAAATAAGTTCTGGACTTATGCGCTCAGTATGCTAGAGTATAGGTGCATGAATAGTAATAAGTATTTAACGCCTAATGTTTTACGTAATAGTAAAAAACGACTCATATTGACCATCACCCGATACAGGAAGTCCCGCTACTGGGCAGTATACGCCGGAGCAGAACTCCTCGCCGTGGTGCTCTACCGCAAGGGAGCCGAAGCCATCGTGGATTTCATCACCCAGACAACCATCCGCTAAGTATGACCACCAGATATAACATAAGCATGACCAAGGAGCAGGCAGAAGCGCGAATTGCGCGGCTGCAAACGCTCAACGTGAATAATCTCCAAAAGGAGTGGGTACTGCTGTTCGGTACTAAGCCGTACACCACCAACAACAGGCAGTTCCTCATCAAGCGTCTGACGTGGCGTATCAAGTGCATCCTAAACGGTGGATTGTCTGACCGCGCCCTGATGCGAGCTGAAGCCATCGCGGATGAACCCTACATTCGTCTCCAACCCCAGAAGTACAAAGTGGAGCGTGTGAAAACTATTTCCAATGAAGCTCAACCGCCGAAGCTGGAGGACTTGGAACGTGGCACGGTACTGCGCCGGGTCTATAAGGGTAAGACCCACGAGGTGACTATCCTGGGGGCAAGCTCATTCGCCTATGAGGGAGTTCGCTACGACAATCTGACCGCCATTGCATGGAAGATTTGCGGCTACCCCAAGAGCGGCAATTCATTCTTCAACCTCGCACCCACTCCCCGCAAAACCGCTAGCGCCAAGAAGTGATATGAAAGCACAAGCACCACAGATACGCCGCTGCGTGATATACACGCGCAAGTCCATTGCCAAGGGGCTCGACCAAGAGTTCAATTCTCTGGATGCTCAGGCAGATGTCTGCATGAAGTTCATTGAACGCCACAAGGATGATGGCTGGGTATACACCGGAACCTATGTAGATGCAGCCGTCAGCGGTACCACGGTAGAGCGCGAGCAGCTTACCGCGCTGCGCCGACTGGTGAAAGCCGGAGCCGTGGACTGCATCGTGGTCTACAAGCTGGATCGTCTCAGCCGTGACTTGGCGGACTTCTCCATCCTCATGAAAGAATTTGCCGAGAATGGCGTGATATTCGAGAGCGCCACGCAATGCCTCCAGAGCGACACGCCCGAGGGTAAGCTTTCCATGAACATGATGGCGGTAGTGGCCGACTACGAAGCTGCTATCATTCGCGCCCGACTCCGAGATAAAATACGCGCCACGCGTGCGCGAGGACGCTGGGTAGGTGGACGCCCGCCCTATGGGTATCAGCTCACCAAGCAGGGGCTCCAGATTGTTCCCGGCGAGGCCGATGTGGTTCGACTCATCTTTGACCTGCATGAGCAGGGAATGAATGTGGGTGATATCGCGGTACGCCTCAATGAAGCCAAGCACCAGTTCCGCAGCATCGGTAAAAAGCCGGCATCGGAGTGGCACGGCCAGATGGTGAAGCGCATCCTGATGCACCCGGTCTATGCCGGGTTCCTGCGGGATGGCGATGAACTCATTAAGGGTATCCATGTTCCCTTTATCGCCGAGAAACAATACTTCGCCGCCGTTAAGCGGCTGGAGGAATCGGTGCGCCACAAGCCGCAAAAGAAGCACGATGTCCTGTTCCCGCTCAAAGGGCTGCTCCGTTGCAGCCTGTGCGGAAATGAATACATCGGGGTATGCAATGTGAGAACGGGAATCTTGCGCCGTTACTATGTTTGCAAGACCAAGGCGTACCGCTCCAAGGAGAAATGCGAGAGTCCGCGATTCAATGCTGACCAGATGGAGCGGTTCGTGGCGAAGCAGCTTGGCACTCTGCGGGATAATCCCAATCTTTCCGCAGCCATCATTGGACAGTTGCCGGAGTTCGATGCTCACCGGGTAGCCGACTGCCTGTATAGCCTCGACCTGATTCTGCAAGACGCTACTCCACAGGAATTGGATCGCGTGTTCCATGCAGCATTCAAATCCATCTCCATCGACCCGGAAACCTCCCAGCTGAATGTAACCCTCAACGATCTCTGATGCCATGAGTACAGCCGAAAAGACGCTTTCGTTTTCCATTCCGTTTCACCTCGAACCGACCAAGCGCGGGGCGAAGAAGAAAAGTTCGATTGAGAAAATCCCGCCGCCTGGTGAGCTGCCGTTGCATGACCGCCCGGCTGCGGTGGAGGTTCCCCAAGGCTGCGACTTCTCGATTCCTTACATCATCGACCACAGTACGGTGACACCTGTTCTGCGACTGCGCACGGCAGAGGATGACCTCGTGGATGCGGTATGCCAATGCGACAAGTTCCCCACTAAGCGGGCAATCCGCATGGCAAACGCCATCATGCTGGAGCGGCTGCTGGTGACAGGAAAGTATGGGAGCGCAACGAACATGGCCAGACTTATCGGAGTGAGCCAGCCGCATGTGACGCAGTTGCTCAATATGCTCAACCTTCCTCCGGAAGAAATCGAAAAAATCCTCTTCGAAACAAAATAAATTCAAATTTCGACCGGAAAAATTTCCAGCTTAGGGGAAGTAATAGGTATGGTGGGTGCGAGTCCTGCAAGTTTCTTCCGAAAAAAAGCAACTTTTTCAGGACAGCAGACCTCCTCAGGTGATTAGGTGAACGAATACATCATACGCCATGAAACAGGACAACACAGTAACAATGCGCTTTTTCCGGGGGCTTCGGCTCGCCGGAGCCGAAGAAATGCAGCCCGCCGGAGAAGCTTCGAAAGTTTTTTCAAAAAAAGTTGGACTGTTTTTGGCAAGTGATACGAGTGACCGTTTTGAAGACATCATGCACGACATCATCTACAGCACGAAAAAGTCAGATTTTTCCGATTTTCTTCTCGGACTTTCGGAAAAAGCCTGTGATACCGGATTGAGGGGACAAAGTTTCTCCATCAAAAATCGGAAATCTCAGCCACTTCGTCCTGACTTTTTCGAGAAAGATGGTGAAGAAGCCATGATTTTCTCAAAAAAATCAAAAAATCTTCCGAGCAAGCGGACTTTTTTGCTCCCGACATTCCATATGTGTGTATGGCTGGGCAAAGAAAATCGCAGCTCTGGCAGGAAAAAGTGCCAAGATTCGCTTTTCTCACCTGCTGAAATAAACGGAGGCACAAAACTCCACCAAACCATAGAAAGACGCCAAGTCATGCAAAACTCAGTAAATACATCCCCCGGCTCATCTCCGAGCAGCAAGTTCCGCCGCATCACTTCCACCATCTGCGGATGGTTGGGATTGCCCAAGTTGGTAGACTCCCACAATAGTGAAACGCTGTTTGCTGCCCCAGAGACAGAGAATCGCGTGGAGTCGCTTATCTTAAATGTGGCTTCCTCCACCAAGCCAGCTGTCACCTCTTTTCTGAAAAGTGACGAGCCTCACGTTTCTCCCCATTTTATCAAGGGTATGAAACTCGGCGAGTTGATGTTTGCCATTGCGGCTGTTTATGCCCATGCCAAGCGTCATGACCTCGCATGCCGTATTCCGTGGTCTTATAACCAAAACACTTGTTCTCTGCGTAAGCTTTTGAATACTATCCGTATTCCCGGCACTACCTGCGGTTCTAATGAACCTATTGCTTACAGGGATCCCTCCATGCAATATACCCCCATCCCGGAGGATATTACGGAGGGTGGTCTGAAAGGCTACTTCCATTCTCCGCGCCACTTTGCGGACATGGAAGACAAGATTCGCAAGTTGTTCAGTCCTCTTATCGCAGAAGAAAAGGAACCCGGCACAGTAGGTATTCACATCAACGTGGGTGAGGGTGCGTTCCAACACAGCAAGTTCCGTTTGGCCACTTGCTATTATCTGATGCGTGCTGCAGCTTACATCCCCAAGGAGGTGCGAGAGCTGACTATTTTCAGCGAAACTCCCGCTCAGGCAGTTGCTATGCTGATTGATATCCCGGAGTTCGCGCGATTCTCGTTTAAGCCGGAGCACATGAATGAGATTGATTCACTGCGCCGTATGACGGAGATGGAACGACTCATCACCTCCAATGATGCCATTGCTTGGTGGGCAGCTTGGCTGAGCATGCCGACTCAGGTCATCACCTCCAATTTTTGGTACAATGTCTGTGGCGATAAATTGCCTAACATGACCAACTCTTCTTGGATTAAGCTTTAATTTTGACACTAGCACTACGGTCATGAACGAGTTTTCTCCAGAGCAGCCCCAGGCTGCACGACAATTTTCCTCAAGCTGTGCTGAATCTCACGCAGCACAGCAAGAAGAATCCGGGCTTAGCATTGAGCCCACCCCGGCAGAAAGCAGGCAGTCCACTATGCCTACCCAAGCCACCCATTGTATCGCCTCCGGCGAATCGGATGCCGAAGCTCCGGCTGGGCTGCATACCAACGAGCAAGCAGGTTCTCACGACTGCAAACTCGTGGGCGCACCCTCCGGGCAAGGCTCCACCGCTTCATGTGAAGCAAAAGCCGACAGGGCTCTTCCTGTCACAATTATAACCAGAAAGGAAACAAATACTATGTCTAACGAGACAATCGATAACCTCACTCCCGGTG